TCCGATCTTGAGCCGATCTCTCCCCGAATGCCCCCACCTCCCTACCCAAAAGGAGACGAAATATGGCCGGTCGAACGTTGACCGCAATTCCAGGTGGTAAAGAGCCTGAGCCACGGGTCGTTAGGAAGAAGTCACTTGCTCAGGCGCTCGCGTCAGGGTCGGAGCTTGACGAGTTGGTCGCGTTGCGGGATTTGGCGGCGAAGAAGTTGGCGGATCCGAAAATTTCGGCTCGTGATTTCGGGACGATTTCGAAGCAGTTGCGGGAGTACAGCGTTCAGATCGCTTCGTTGAGGCGGGGGTCGGGCACACCGGATTTGGAGAGCACGGATGACGATGACGTCGACCTCAGTTGGAGTCCGGACCCTTCGTGATGTAGCTCGCCACCTGGTGATTCCGGATGGGATTTCGGCGTCGTTCTATAGGGCGATCGAACCGACACTAACCGATCTCGGTCTTGAGCATGACGATTGGCAGCGTGATTTAGGTTTCCATGTTCTCGCGATGAACGATCGCGGACTCTTCGCGGCGGGCGTTGGAGGGGTCGTTTTATCGACGTGCCGGCAGGTGGGGAAAACTTTCACATTTGGATCGATCATTTTCGCGCTTTGTGTGAAAACGTCGGGGACGACGGTCTTGTGGACGGCGCATCACACTCGGACGTCGGATGAGACGTTTGAGGCGCTCGCGCTCATGGCGAGCATGCCGAAGGTCGTGCCGCACATCCGTAAGGTTTTGCACGGCAACGGTAAGCAGGCGATCCTTTTCAAGAACGGGTCGCGGATCCTGTTCGGTGCCCGTGAGCAAGGTTTCGGGCGTGGTATCCCAGCGGTGTCGATTATCGTTTTCGATGAGGCGCAGATTCTGTCCCAGCGGGCGTTGAACGCGATGCTTCCGGCGACGAACACCGTTCGGAACCCGTTGATCATTTACATGGGGACACCTCCGGATCCGCGTGACCCGTCGGAGGTTTTCAAGTGGCGGCGGCGGCGAGCGCTCGAGTTGGAAGATTCCGGTGACGCTTCCGACATGTTGTATGTCGAAATTGGTGCTGATTCGGGTGCTGATTTAGATGATCGTGAACAGTGGGCGAGGGGTAACCCGTCGTATCCGACGCGCACACCTGATGAAGCTTTTCTGCGGTTGCGTGCGCAGCTCGGTGATGATGGTGCGTTCCAACGTGAGGGTCTCGGAATTTGGGACGACGACGAGTCGGCATCCCGTGCGATTTCGTCGTCACAGTGGGAGGCTCTCTTCGTCGACGAGAAACCGGGCGAAGGCAACCAAGCTCTCGGTGTCGCGTTCTCGCTCGATGGGATGAGGTTGTCGTTGGCGGGCGCGATCGCGCCTATCGTCGCGGATGATGGTACGCAACCGCGGGCACATGTAGAGCTCATCGATGCCTACGCGGGTTCGATGGAGCTCGGTCTTGCACCATTGGCCGATTGGATGGCAACACGTTGGCGTGACTACGCAGGGTTCGTGCTTTCGGGGCGAGCGGGCGCGACGGTGCTGGCGGATTTGCTTCACAAACGCAAAGTCCCCGAGCGTCGTGTGATCGTGTTGAACACGCCGCAATACTTGCAGTCGTGCGCGGGCTATCTCGACGAGATCCGCGCCGGTACGGTGACGCACCTTCGAGCGGAAGGTCAGACTGCCCTTGATGAGGCTGTTTCGGTCACCGAGCGGCGCAACCGGTCCAAAGTTGATGACGCGTGGTCTTGGTGGTCCGCTGACGGATCATACGTTCACCTTGAGGCTGTGAGCCTTGCTCTTTACGGGGCACGCACTTTGAAACCACCACGTCGAGTAGACCCGAGCAAACCGAAGGGGGCGATTCTGTGACCGCTTCGGATGATGCCATCAAGTCCACCTACACCCTGCCGCGGGATGAGCAAGCACGTGCAGTTGCGTTCACTCGACCACCGCGGGTGGGCCTCGACGACGCAGACATGGCTCTATTCACTGAAGTGTGGAACGTGTGGCGCAAGACGCGCACCCGGAACCTGCTGCGCTCCGCTTACTACGACATGCACGGGATGTTGAAAGATTTCGGGATTTCCATCCCACCGAAGATGAAGAATACGGACATTGCGGTCGGTTGGATTTCGCGTGGGGTGCATGCGCTCGCCGACCGCAGCGTCCTTGAGGGCTTCGTCACCGCGGATGACTCGGATGACACATTCGACATCAAGGGTTTGATGGTCGATAACGAGTTCGACGTCGAGTTCCCGCAAGCCACGGTGTCAAGCGCGATTCATGCATGTTCGTTCATCACCGTGGGCCTAGGTGACACACAGTCGGGTGAGCCGGAGGTGTTGATTAGGCCGCGTGCGGCTGACGATTCTGCGGCCTTGTGGGACACGCGTCGTCGTCGAGTTTCAGCATTCATGGCGATTGCCGTGACTGACAAGAACGGTCGCCCACTCGTGATCGATTTCTACACACCGGCAACGATTTACACATTCACTTTGTCGGGTGGGAAGTGGTTAACGGAGTCCCGCGCGCACAGTCTCGGACACGTTCCCGTCAGTGCGCTCAGGTACAAGCCGAGCCTGAAACGTCCGATGGGGCGTTCTCGGATAACTCGCGCCGCAATGTATTACACGGATGCGGCCGTGCGCACAATCCTGAGGTCGGAGGTCGCAGCCGAGTTCTATTCCGCACCCGAATACTGGTTGTTCGGTGCGAACGTTCAGGAGTTCATTGGTGATGACCGGTGGACGGCGATCATGGGTCGAATCAAAGCGTTGGATGTTGAAGAACGTGAAGACATCCCGAATTTGACACGGTTTGAGGGTGCCTCACCCCAACCACATGTTGATCAGCTGCGCATGTTCGCAACCCTTTATGCCGGCGAGATGGGTTTGTCGCTCTCCCAATTGGGGATTGTGCAGGATAACCCGGCGAGCGCGGACGCAATGTACGCGGCGAAGGAAGATCTGATTACGGATACTCGGACGGCGAACCTGGTGTGGGGTCGCGGTGCCGTGAAAGCAATGCAATTCGCCGTGCGAATGCGTGACGACCTTGATGAGGTTCCTGACGAGCTGAAGGGTTTGTCGGCACAGTTCACGGATCCGGCGATTGTGTCACCTTCGGCGGCGGCGGATGCGTTCGTGAAACGTGCGTCCGCAATTCCGGGGTTCGCCTCATCCGAAGTGGGGCTTGAATCGGCTGGTCTTACCCGTGAGCAGATCACACGTTTCCGGGCGGAAATGCGTCGAGCGGGAACCGGTTCAGTATTGGAAGCGCTGCGAACGCAACAAGTCGCTGACGGTCCTGAGACCAGTGTGACGACGTGACAACGTCAGCGGACATCAACGGCTATCGTCGCATCGAAATTGGGATCACCAAAAATTACCTGGGTGAATTACGTGCCCTCACCGAAAATCTCGCGGCGTTCTCACCGCACCGCCAGCGGGACACCCTGTTACGGGTATTCCCCGACATAGCAGTTCCGCGAATTGTCGAGATGCAGGATTTCGCAGCGACGTGGGCGGAAGACCTGTATGCGGAACGTTCCGCGTCCGTTCGACTGCCGCGACCGGAACTTCCCGCCGACGATGCGCTTGAAGCGACTGTTCGATGGGCGGTAGCGCCCGCATTTGGAGAGACCGCAGGCACCGTTTTCGACAACCTCGCCGGGGCGGGCCAGCGCTACATTGCGGATGCAGGCCGTGAGGTCATTGTGGGGGCGGAACCGGTGCGCCGCAAGGGTTCAGTTGCACGGTCGCACATGCGACGGTTCCCCGGCCCAGGTGCATGCGAATGGTGCGTTGACACTGCTGGGGTCACGGCCGGCAGCCACGACAACTGTCATTGCGTGATCGGCCCCGTATTCGAGGGCGATCCGATCTGATCTTCCCGCAACAGCGGGACTACGCCAACCGGAGCGGTGAATCCGGGTTATGCCGACGGGCTTACGGGAAAGGAACGATGATGACCGGTACTGCATCCACTGCGACAACGGGCGCGACCAACGAAACGAGTGCCGACGGCACTAAGTCGGCCGCCGCCGAAAATGACGGGAAGCCGGAGTTTACGCCACCGGCAACGCAGGCGGACCTCGACAAGATCATCACCGAGCGGGTGAACCGTGAACGGGCAAAGTTCGCGGATTACGACAGCCTCAAGACGGCTGCCAAGAAGCTCAGTGATCTTGAGGAAGCGCAGAAAACTGACGCGCAGAAGGAAGCAGAAGCGCGGGCCGCACTCGAGCGTGAGAACGCTGAGCTCAAGCTTGCGAAACTGCGTTCCGAAGTTGCGGAGGCGAAATCAGATCCGGCGAAGGGTCTTGTGATTCCCGCGTCGCTGCTGACAGGCAGCACGAGGGAAGAGATCGAGGCGGCCGCGGATCAACTCATCGCGTTCCGGGGCACGAAGACACAAGTCGGCGTGCATTTACCGAATCAAGACAAGGCACCCGAAAAACAGAAAGCCGATCTTGCTGAGACGGCGAAGAAAATTTTCGGGGGCTAGTAACGAGCAGAAAGGCTCAAAATGGCAACCATTGGTACTTCACCCTTCGAGCTCCCTGAAGAGCTTGTTCCTGGGGTGTGGAAGAAGGCGCAGGACGGATCAGCGTTGGCGAAACTCTCCGGAGCGGAACCGCAAAAGTTCGGCGTGAAGCAGTACATCAAGCTCACCGGTAACCCGCGTGCGGAAGTTGTTGGTGAGTCGGGCGATAAGGCGCAGTCGAATGCCGCGTTCGCACCGATCCGCACTGTGCAGCGCAAGTTGCAGGTGACTCAACGGTTCTCGGTAGAGCTCAAATGGGCGGACGAGGACGACCAGATCGGCGCACTGTCGACGATGGGTGACCTGGCGGGGGAGGCTCTCTCACGAGGGCTTGACCTTGTGGCCATCCACGGTATCAACCCGTTGACGGGTGCAGCGATTTCCGGGTCACCCGTGAAGTTGCTCGACACCACGAACGTTGTCGAGTTGACTACGGCAACCGCGTCAACCCCGGACGTGGCAATCGAGGCGGCCTACGCGTTGGTCACCGCGGATGGTGGTACTCCGAACGGGACCGCGTTCGACCCGGCTTACGCGTTCGCGCTTGCGACGATGCGTGACAGTCAGAAGCGTCGCCTGTACCCGGAGCTCGGACTCGGCAAGTTTGATAACTACCTCGGTTTGACCGCGGCACAGTCGAACACCGTTTCAGGTGGCCCAGAGGCGAAGACCGTTAGCACGGGCGTTTACGCCAGCGTTGACCCGCAGATCAAAGCGATCGTCGGAGACTTCACCGCATTCCGGTGGGGTGTGCAACGTTCGATCGGTGTCACCATGATTGAGTACGGTGACCCGGACGGTGACGGTGATCTTCAACGTGCGAACGAAATCGCGTTGCGTGCGGAAGTCGTGTACGGGATCGGGTTCCTCGACCTCGATTCGTTCGCGGTCATCAAGGACGCGATCGCCAACTCCTGATCCAACCCTGGTGGGACTCTGAGGAAACTTGGGGTCCCACCAGACCCTAGAATTGTTAGGAGCATCCGATGGCATCGTGGACGGACCCCGGCGACGTTACAGGCGCGTGGATCGGTTCTGATGTTCCGACCGACACGAATCTGATTCAAAAGTGGATCGACAAAGCGGAACGTGAGATTCGTTACCGGGTTCCGGATATTCAGACTCGCATCGACGCGGAGGGCGCACTCGTCCCACCGGCCACCGATCTGCTCGAACTCGCCAAGGACGTGACGGTGACGATGGTGACCCGCGTTTTCCGCAACCCCGAAGGTATCCGCCAAATTTCTGAGGGTACCGGCCCGTTCACGGAGTCCCGCACCTATGGTGGTGATCTCCCGGGCGGGCTGGGTTTGACTGATGATGAGGTCAAAAAACTTGCAGGTAAACGTGGTGGGGCGTTCGAGATCGACCTCGCGGGACCATGAAGGTTCAGGCTTTCACAATTAGTTTCCCACCACGCCGATTCATCGGCTCAGAGCTAATGACGGCTCAACTTCTCGACCGTCTGGCCCGTGCGGGTCATGAGACTTCGGTTCTCGTGGGTGACGGTGCTGGGGAGTGGACTTGGAACGGGATAACCGTCACGGGTAACGCGCTCAACGTTTCGCGTCGCGCCGATGTCGCAATCGTTCATGCGGGCCGTTCTTGGCCGGGTGTGGAGTACAGGGCGAAGACCGGCGCGAAGTTGGTCGCAATTTGCCACAATACATCCCAGGCGACGCGGGACGATTTATCGGCTTGCAAACCTGATCTGATCGTCGTGAACTCCAAAACAATGCAGACCGAACTTGGTGTCGAGGCTTTGGTCGTCAACCCGCCAGCACCACCGGTGCAACCATTACCGCCCGGGGATTGCATCGTGACCCTGTCTTTGAACGAACTTAAGGGCGGTGACCAGTTTCTGGCTCTCGCGAAGGCGATGCCGCGCCACAAGTTCCTGGCCGTGAAAAGCGGGTACGGGCAGCAGAACGTCGAGAGCTTGCCTAACCTGCGAATCCTTGATCATGTGCCTCACGATGCGTTAGCGGAGCGTGTGTGGGCGTACGCCGCGGTGTTTCTACAGCTCTCGACCTCGGAGTCGTGGGGGATGGCAGCGAGTGAGGCTCGCGCTCACGGGATCCCGGTGGTCGCCCACCCGACACCTGGTCTTGCAGAGAACCTCGGGGAATTGGCGATCTGGGTGAACCGGGATGATACGGCAATGCTCGCCCAGGTGATCGAACAGGTTCTTGGTGACCCGAAATATCGGTCTGATGGGCTTGCGCGTGCTCGCGAGCTCGAAAAAGTCTCCGAGTCACAGATGAATGAGTGGGTAGCCGCGATCGAAAGGCTAGGCGATGCGACAAGTGAGCGAAACGGTCTTGCACGAGGTCTACTCCCCATCGGCGGCTGACGCTCACGGGAACGTCGTTGACGGGTGGGCGGCCCCGGTGTCGGTGGGTGTTTACGGGTTCGACCCGGGCGGTTCAACCGAACCGTTACTGCCCGGGCAGGCGCGTGTGGTCACCACGCCGACGATTTATATGCCTTCAACGGTTATGTTCGCGGCGCGCGACCGTGTCACTGTGCGGGGACGCCTGTTCGAGGTTGACGGTGAAACGGCGGTCTGGTTGCACCCGAACGGGTCACAGCGCGGCAATGTCGCTAGTTTGAGAAGGGTCACCGGCTGATGGGGAAAGTGAAACTGAACCTCAAGGGGATCAACAAGATTATGACCTCGCAGGGTGCGAACGATGTTGTGCGCCGCAAATTGAAAGCGATGGAACAGTCGGCGGGACCAGGTTTCGAAGCGGTGATGCACCCCCACAAATGGACAGCCCGCGGGTATCTACGAACGGCGGATGCGGAAGGTGCGCGTCGTCAAGCTGATGAACGTGTGCTCGAACGGGTTGTGACAGAACGATCATGACCAGTTTCGATGACATTGAGACGGAACTCGTCGCACTTTTGAAAGCCTCTGTTTCGGTGCCGGTTGCCACTCAAGTGCCAGCGGATCGGCCGACTGCGTTCATCCGGGTTTGGGTGACCGGTGGGAATGCGGAACAACGCATCCTTGACCGGCCGACCGTCACGGTTCAAGCTTGGGCGGGCGATTCGGTCACCGCGAGCGCACTCGCGACAACATGTCGTGATGCGTTCCTGAAACGGTTCGGTGCCCGTGCGGAACTCACTCGACCCTATTTTGATCCAGACCCTGGTACCGGTATCCCCAGGTACACGTTCAGTTTTCGTGTCCGCAATCGCGCGCACGAATAAACCACCGGTCGGCGTTGCCGGTCGGAACCCGGTCGGCGCGTCCGACCGCAACCTAGGAGGAACAAATGACTGTAAATGCAGCCAACGCCAGGATCTTCGGTTCGGATGCGGACGCGATCTACCTGGCACCGCTCGGCACAACCCTGCCGACAACTATCAGCGAATCACTTGATTCCGCATTCGAGGACGTGGGTTGGCTCCACGAAGATGGCGTCACCGAATCCGCTACCGGATCTAAAGAAGTTATCCGCGGCCACCAGGGTAATGGTGTTGTTCGGACCCGCATTTCCGAGCCTGGAACCACGGTCGCTTTCGTCGCGCTCGAAGACAAAATTCAGACCCGTGCGTTGCGCTACAACATCAAAACCACAACCACGTCGGTGGGTGTTCGGAAGGAAACCCGTTCACCCGGTCAGAAAGTGTCACCGCGGGCTTGCGTGATTGACCGGTTCGACGCGGACGATGTGACAATCGCGGAAAGGATCATCATCGCGCGTCTCGAGATTGTCCCGGTCGATGATCGTGTGTTCGTGAATTCGGATATCGCCGCGTACCCGTTCAGTGGCGAGATCATTGGGGATTACGACACGCTCACCAATGGGCCGTTCGTTCCGGAGTCCTAATGTCGGTACCACGTCAACCGCAGGATCATAAACCGAGGACGGTTAAACCGAAGGTTGAACGACGTGCGGATAGTGTCACTGTCACCCATCGTGGGGTGACGGTGGTGATCCCGTTCGCCGCGTTCGACGACTTCGAACTCCTTGAAGCGCTCGGCGAAATGCAGAACGCGCTCGTCGACGACAATAAAAGGATCGCCCGGCTGCCGGATATGTTCAAACGTATTTTCGGTTCTGACTCGCCGAAAGTGTTGAACGCTCTGCGTGACCCGAAAACCGGTCGAGTGAAGATCGCTGACGCGTCGGCGTTCATTTTCGAGGTGTTCGAGGCGGTCAACCCGGAATCGTAGCCCTCAGTTACGCCTACGCCTGCCATCGGGGGGCGCTCGGGGCGTCACTGAGGGCCGTTTACGGGATTGATCTGAAAAACCCTGGTGTAACAATTTTCGACCTCGCAGAACTGACCGTGTGGCTCCCGCCGGGGTGCCCGTTGTGGATCGCAGTCGGTGGTCCGATGGCGTGGTCGGTCGAGCAGCGTGTGTTGAACGCGATCGAGTTTCGGCTCAGGGTTCTCGACTGGCGGCAGCAAGGAAAAGGCGCGAAACCGAAACCTGTTCCGGATCCGCCGTACGCTCACGAGAAAGCCACCAAGGACGCCGCAATTCAGCGAAAAGCGGACGCCTATTTGCGTAGGCAAGCCCGAAAAGAGGTGAATGATGGCTGACTCCGTCGAGATCGCCTCCGCCTACGTAGCGTTGACGACGAAAATGCCGGGCGTCAAAAAGGACGTTGAAGCATCACTGGGTGAAGCGGACGGGGTTGCAACCTCTAGCGGTCTTTCTGCGGGCAAAAAATGGGGTGCCGCGCTCGCGGTCGGCGTGGCCGCTGCCGCTGCTGTCGTAACGGCGGCCGTCGCCGGTCTCTACAAAATTGGTGGCGTTTTCGATGATGTTTCCGACACGATTCGGGTGCAGACCGGGGCGAGCGGTGATGCCCTAAACGGTCTCGTCGATGTTGCGAACAAGGTCGGGGCAACTGTCCCGGCGCAATTCGGCAAGGTCGGAACCACGGTCGCGGACTTGAACACTCGTCTGGGCTTATCCGGCGACCAATTGCAGACGGTCGCATCACAATATCTTGAGGCTGGGCGGATGCTCGGACAAGACGTTGATATTAAGACGTCGACCGCGGCGTTCAACGCATTCCAGCTGAAAAACGAAGACGTTTCCGGTGCCCTAGACACGATGTTTAGGGTTGCGCAGGCGACCGGTATCGGGATGAATGACCTGTCGTCAACGATGGTGACGGCGGCGCCGCTGGTGCAGAACCTTGGGTTCGGGTTTGAGGACACCGCCGCCTTGGTTGGCACGCTCGATAAGGCCGGCCTGGATGCAAACCGCATGTTGATGACTCTCGGTCCGGGCCTCGTCAACATGGCAAAAGACGGTGAGCAACCCGCCGAAGTTTTCCCGCGCGTGATCGGTCAACTGCAAGATCTGATCGGTGCAGGTGACACCGCCTCGGCGATCAACCTTGCCGGCGGAATCTTCGGAACCCGAGGTGCAGCACAGTTTGTTGCCGCGATCCAGTCCGGCAAAGTGAACCTTGATGATTTGATGGGTGGGATAGGTGCCACCTCAGACACGATCCTTGGCCTGTCGAAAGAGACTTCGGACGCGGCGGAGGGGTGGCAGGTTTTCAAGAACAATGCACTCCTGGCGGTGAAACCGGTCGCGGATGCGATCTTCGGTTTGGCCGGTGGTGCAATGTCGAAGATTGCGGATTGGGCGCAAAAGAACGGCCCGATGATTGCAAAGTTCTTGGAACCGATTGGTCAAGCGATCTCGGATATTCTGCCGACGGTGATCCAGCTTTGGACGCAACTGTCGCCGGTGTCGATCCTATTCAAAGCACTACAACCGGTACTGCCGTTACTGGGGCAGGCGATCGCGCAACTGGCGGAACCCCTCGGGATGATTGTCCAAATGTTCGGCAGCCTTGTGGCGCAGATCATGCCGATGTTGATGCCAATCCTGGTTCAAATAATCACTGTTTTCACCCAAATTTTGGCGGCTGTGATTCCCGTGGTTGCGTCGTTGATCGAAGGGTTGATGCCCGTTTTTCAGGCACTAATACCGGTGGTTCTCCAAATTGTTGAGGCGATCCTGCCGCTCGTGTCGGTGCTGTTAGATGCGCTCCTGCCGATCATTCAAGCGATTCTGCCACTGTTCGGACCCGACGGTCTCGGTGGTGTTATCACAGCGCTCGCGCCGATCATCGCGGCCCTTCTGCCGCCGATCGCCGCCGTGGTGAAAATGATCGCCGATCTGCTGATGCCAATCATCAAAGCGGTCACCGATATTCTCGCCGGTCTAATCGATTTCCTCGTGGGCGTGTTCACCGGTAATTGGGAAAAAGCGTGGAACGGGATAGTCAAAATCTTCTCGAGCATCTGGGAGGGAATCCTCGGAATCGCCGAAGCAGTAATCAACGGTGTCATTGACCTGATCAATGGGATTATCGGTGGGATCAATGGGATCTCGGGTGCGTTAGGGATCCCAGCAATCGGGTTGATTGGTCATGTTTCGTTCACCGGTGGAGACACATCGCCAGGTCGAGGTACGCAGATCGCTCGCGGTCCGATGGCGTTCGCCGACGGCGGGCTTGTGTCCCACCGGCCTGGCGGGATGCTCGCCCAGATAGGTGAAGGGCGTTACGACGAACTCGTTTTGCCGCTCTCCCCGAAGGTGCTGTCACAGCTTGGGAACGGTTCGGGGTCGGGATCTGGGTTCACGTTGCAATACCATGCCGCCCCGAATCAATCGTTCGATGCGGAGACTGATTTGATGGTTGCGTTGGAGCGGACCGGTTTGGCTCGGGCGGTGTTCACATGATTTCCGCACAGCTGACCGGTGTGAACGGTGACGTGCTGCCATTGAACCTCAGCTCAGCGGCTGACTACAGTGTGACGGGGAAGATCGCGGGGATCGGATTCGTGAAACCGGAAGTTTCCTCGATCGTTGGTGCCGGTGACGGGGAAGTGATCCGCAATGTGCGTTGGCCTGCCCGCGAAATCGACATACCGCTCACAATGTTCGGTGCGGACGAAAACGGTGTGCATTCCTTGATGCGTCGCCTCTCAAGAGCACTGAGGTGGCGACCCGGAATGCCGAAACCACGTCTCACCGTGGAAACCGCAAACGGATTCTGGTACGTCGATGTGGTGCTGGTTTCACCATCAAGTCTCGACGATGTGCACTGGTCCGACTCGTCGGGTTGGTTACTCACCGTTCGGGCGACCGACCCGTATTGGGTTGCAGCCGCCGCGGTGAATCTTCCGGTTTTGGCGACCGCCGCCGGTAGCACCTTCCTCCCGCTGCTCGTCGAATTGCATGTTTCCGCGTCGCAGGTGCTCGGGTCGATGCTCGTCGAAAACTCGGGTGACGTTCCTAGCCCGGTGACGTGGATCATTCACGGACCGTTCACGGATGCAACGTTCACCCGGAATGATGGTCAATCGTTTGTATTAGGTTCGATCGACGCATCAACGACGATCACTATCGATACTGCACTGAAATCGGTCGTCGACCAGGCCGGGGACAACCAATACGGGTTATTGGGCACTGCACCCAAACTGTTTGACCTCCCCGGCGGCACATCCACGGTTCAGATCGAGGTTACGGGGGCCACCTCGGACACGACCGTGACCGGGTTTTACCGGCCACGCATCGAAGTCATGTTCTAGGGAGCGCCTGTGCACGTCGACGAGCTCACAATTGAGGTCAGGAATCTGAACCTCGATCGGATTGGACAGATCGACCCGCGTTTGTGGTCAGACGTGAAACTAGGGCCGAAACATCTTGGTGTCGGGCAGTGGTCGCTCTCGCTGCCAGCAGAGGACCCGATGGCGGTTGCTCTCGCCACTCCGGGTGCCGGGATTATCGCGACCGGCCCTGATGGGGTGATCCTGTCTGGTCCGGTTGCACCATTTTCACGAACACAAACTCCGGCAGATACCTCGGGGATGGTCAAGTTTGATGGTTTCTCCGATGATGTAATCCTTTGGGATGCGCTCGCGTTCCCGGACCCGGCACACGCGTCGACGGCGCAAACTCTCGCATATGACGTGCAGACTTCGGCTGCGGAAACGTTGCTGCATCATCTGGTGACCGCGAACCTCGGTTCGGGTACCGGTACCGGGCAACGTGGCGGTTTGGCATCCAAAATCACCTCGTACAGTGCGGATCTCGCTCGAGGCGGGACCCGGACTTTACGGGCACGTTTCGACAATTTGGGTGAGACGTTGGTTGAGTTCGCGAAACTTGGTGGTCTCGGTTTTCACCTGGTTCAGGTTGGTGACCATTTGGAGTTCCAAACGTACGCGCCGGTCGACCGGTCGAGCCTGGTGCGGCTGGACGTGAACAACGGAACGTTGGCGCGGATCGAGTACTCGACGAAACCACCGAAAGTAACACGCGTTCTGGTTGCAGGGCAGGGTGAAGGGGCGGACCGGACGATCATTGAACGAACGTCGACTGATTCACTTGCAGCGGAGACGGCGTGGGGTCGGCGGATCATGCAATTCAAGGATCAACGCAACACGGACGACGCTGGCGAGCTGGAGCAGGCTGGGGACAAGATACTCACCGACGGTGGTTCCACACAGGTCGCGACGAAGGTGATCCCCGCGGATGCGTTGAAGATCAGCTACGGGGTCGACTGGCGTGAGGGTGACCAGGTTGCGGTTGTGGTCGGGGACACGGAAACGAAAGTGACGGTCAGTTCGGCGGTTATCGCGATCGGGGCGTCTGGGGTTCTGGTGGGTGCCCGGATCGGTGAGGAATAGGAGAATACTGTGGCGATCACATCATGGCCGTTTGACGGTCAGTCGGTTTCGGAAACCCAATTCAGCCAATGGGCGAACATGCTCAGAACTAGCGGCGTGGCGGGGTCATCCGATTTTGCTGTCTCCACATCGTCGGGGTTGGTTCTCACGGTCGCGGCAGGTCTCGCGCTAGTTCGTGGACATGCGGTGAACCTGGATGCAAATACGACCGTTACGATTGCGACCGCGGACTCGAACCCGCGCATCGACATTGTTGTGTTGCGTTTGGACCCGACCGCGAACAGCATCACGTTGGCGGTCGTGAAGGGCACCGCCGCCGCCTCACCTGTCCCGCCGACTCTGACGCAGACAACGTCGGGTAACTATGAGTTACCGTTGGCGCAAATCGCGGTCGCCGCGGGCACTGTCGTGATCAACTCGGGCGACATCACGGATCAACGTGTGCAGCTGCACAGCACTTTGGATGCTGACGATATTTCGGATGCGACTGCTACCGGGAAAGCGTTGATTCGTGCCGCGAACGCGGCTGCAGCCCGCACCGCGGTCGGTGCTACAGCTGTCGGATCGGCGCTACTACAGGCATCTTCGGTGATTGCGGCGCGGGAAACGATTCGACTTTTCAAAGGCGACGGCCCCGTGTCACCTTCCGTTGACGATTTGCGTTACCGGGACGCCTAATGACAACCTTCTACTCGCCGGAAATCCCGAGCCCCGGTACGTCGGCACGTTTACGAATCCGATTGGATGTCACCCCAACCATTCATGTTGATGGTGGGGTCGAAACTGGTTGGGATGTTGATTTTCACCTGTATTTGGAGGCGATCGCGTCGGGTGGTTACCCGAATCGGGCATATGCGGACACGACAGGTTCGGCGACCGCTGGCGGTTCGACGCGCGCGAGTTACGGCCCGACCGGTTACGCGTACGGGTCCGCGGGGGACCCGCTAACGAGCGGGCAACTAATTTCGCTCGCGACGGGGTCCTACTTCATCCCCGTCACGCCGACGGGTGATTATGTTTTGACTGGGATCCGCGGGTTCTTCGACGGTGGTGGTGGCACCCCGCTTGGGTCATCGTCGACGTTCAACACGGCAGGTGTCACCTCGGGCACGGAAGGTAACGCGTCTCTCGCGTTGCCCCACATTGATCGTGGGGCGGTGTCTCGTTTCGACGGGGCCAGTTGGCCATTGCAGATGTTGGAGCGGTGGGACGGTGCCGGGTGGAAACTGCAAATTCTCGAACGGTGGGATGGCGCTAACTGGGTGCGGGAAACCTGATGGATGTCGAAACTGCGGCTGATCTTGCGGCGCTTCGGCGGGATTTGGCGCGCGCGAATGAGCGAGTTTCGTTTCTCGAACGGAATGTTGAGCTCGGGATTCCGACCCCGCGAGAGGTGACCTGGTCGACCGTTTCGTCAGTTGCGGCGGCGGCTGAGGTTGAGTTGACGGTCGTGTTGCCGGTTTGGTGCACGTTGGTGCGTGTAGTGACCGGGTCGGCTGCTCGTGTGCGGCTTTATGATCGTGCGGCGAAATCGACGGCGGACGCGTCAAGAGCGTCGGGGGTGTACCCGTCCGGGGATCATGGCCTACTCGTTGAGATTGATGGTGGGACCGGGGCGGAGGATGTGACGGTCACCCCGCGAACGGTTGTGACGAATCGTGACGGGTCGACGTCGTACAAACTGCGTGTGAAGAACCTTGGCGGGTCTGCCGCGGTGCTTACCGGTTCGTTCTGGGTTGTTTAGGAGGCTGACCGTGCTCTCTCTCTCTCTCGGTTTGGGCTGACCGGTGCCTCAGTTCTGGCCGACGTTGCCAATCAAGGTTCTTGCGGGTTCAGCGTCGGTGCCGACCGTCAACGCTGGTTCGGTTTCCGCGACTATTTCGGTTACGTTTGCCACTCCGTTTGCCACTGCACCCCTGGTTACTGCGTCCGCAACGAACGTGCGTCTCACGGTCGAGGTTTCGGGTTCAACCACGACGGGTGCAACGTTCAAGGTCGCGAACTGGTCTCCCGTTGCGACCGCGGCGTCGTCGCTCATCAATTGGGTGGCAGTCGGTATTTGAGTTCGGGCTCATATTATGAGCCAGTTTTGGCCTCCACAGCCATCGGACGACGGTTGGCAAACGATCACACTGAATTCCCCGTGGTCGGCGTTGGGAGCCCCGAACCGTGGCGCGATCGCGAGGCAACGCAACGGGGTCGTGTTCGTCTCGATCGCCGCGACGAACTCAAGCGGGGTCGCGGTGAATGCGCTTATCGGGACTCTCCCGACCGCATGTCGTCCAGCCGCGGTGGTGCACGCGGTAATGCGCTCCAGTGGGCTTGTGGCGCTCGTGTTGTACCCAAATGGGGATGTTCAGACCGCGACCGCAATAGGTTCCGGTGTTGGGATTTTCGGGAGTGCGATCTTCCCACTGAACTAGCGCGGGTCAACTGATGAGCCAGTTTTGGCCTCAGGTCCCGGATGATTCGGGTTGGGCGTCACTAACGCTCGCGGCGTCATGGGTTGCGTACGGCTCCGGTTATGGGTCACCTCGGTACCGACGGAAGAACGGTCGCGTTCAGGTTGAGGGTTTAATCAAGAGCGGCACGACGACCGCCGGAACGGTGATCGCGACCCTTCCGGCTTCGTTTCGACCCGCGTCGCAACAAATCTACCCCGCCCACAATGGGGCAACGGCTCGAGGTTTGCAGGTTGCAACTAATGGTGAGGTCAGTCTCGGCTCGGGGATAACGAACGCGGAGTTGTCGCTCGCGGGTATCTCGTTCTTCGTTGGCTAAAACACGTTACATATTCGCCCGTCATGTGCGGGCCCTTCGTTTAGGGAGTACCTGTTGCGCAACTATTTTGATGTTTTCACTGATGCTCTGACGAAAATCCGAGCCGTTCACGGCCCAAGGTATTCCCTCGACCAGAAGTGCCAACAGATGGCGGGTTATTACGCTCAGTGGGTCATTCAGGGTGACGAGGTTGGCATCGACGTTTCCGGATCCGCTCTGATCGCCTCCCGAAAGAACACTCTAATCAAGGGATCGATCGATGATGCGCAGCCGGGCGAACTCGTCTACTGGGCAAATAACCATGTGATGCGGGTTGTCGGTCACGACGATCAGGGTCGCGCGATCGGGATGAACACGTCGT